TTCATGGCCGTTGACCCAAATCGCTTGGCGCTCAAGGTGCCGTTGTCTTCGGGCGCGATAAACAACACGTCATCGTCGCTACCCGCGAACACGGTCTTGCCTACGCCGGAATCAGCGTATATCATGAGGTTTACGTACTCATCCTCATCTTGTAACGAGATAATCTCGTCTGGAAATTTTGTCACATGAACTCCTGCATCCATAGGCGATTGCCGTTAACTATGTCACTTACATGCCTTTGGCTTATGCCAAAAATTTCAGCTATATCCTTTTGAGTTATCCCTTCTTTATAGAAGCTTCTGACTTGTTCGATGTCGCTTCGGTCAAAGCCGTGCCGACTTCCCTTGGCATTCGTAGTGCCAATCTTGGCTGCAGCCATCTTCATTCGTGTGTTATCATCCCAATCATACAAGGTATGACAGGAACGACAACGTGGCTCATAACTCTCTGCTAACTCAAGTGGCTCATCATGCTTGTACGACCAATGGTGCGCTACTTTACAGCAGTCTACACAAACATGGTCAGATGCCTTGCCTCGCAAGGCTTTAACTCGTTTGTGTCCTAACTTGTATAAGTACAAGGCTTCTCGCAGCACCTGTATGTGCTCTGCGCTCACATGAACTCCTGTTCCCTGTATGGTGCCTCATCCATACGCACCACATACCTCTCAATTTCTTCTACCTTTGCAATCAACCAATTAGCATCAGCACCACGTAAGCGTCTCAATGCTTTTTGTCGTAGCACCCGAGACTTAAAGTGCCCCAACTCAATTAGGCCGCGGTCCTTAACTCTGGCGACCACTCACATCACCTTCTTGCTGTTACGGGCATCTTCGCGGTGGTCTGCGTAAGGGTCGTGTTTCTTCATGGTGGTCTCTATGAAGTAGTCCACGTCGCCTCCACCTTCATCAAGTTCGCATAGATCAAAGTATTTACAATACGGGCACTGGTGCGTCGGTGTCTTCAGCACCGGCAGTCTTCCGGTGCGCACATCGCCCATGACCCGTGCTTCTTCCGAGATACGAACGATTTGGCGCTGTCGTTCTTTAGCCGTCCGCGGGACAAAATACCGCAGGAAGTTCTGGCCACTTTGATCGGCACTAACGTCACCGTAAGCAACCACACCATTATCATCGCAAATCCCCTGCAGCTCATCAATTTTCAGCTTCATTAATGCTTCGGCTTCAGCATTACCCCGCACACCAGTTTCAACCAACGCATCTATGTAGTGCCGCTTTTGGGGCTTGTTCCGTGCCATCCCGCGTTCGTCGCGTGGGCGGGTATCTAGCTTAGCCCGCTTAATAATGTTCCACTCCATACCAGCAATGACCTGATCCTTCTCAATCAAGCCTTGCGCCTGGAGCGCGTGGGTGCCTACGGCGATGTAAGTTGACGGCTGCTCATCTAACGTAAGATGTGCTGTCTCAATCCTTGTCATGGTTTTATGGTCTACCATCTTGATTAATGGCCGGTGCTTATTATCCTCCTGATTGAGGTCACGGAAGCAAAGGTCAATAGTTCCAACGAGTCTCACAATTGGCGTGTAAACCCGTCTGCCCTTAGTGGACTTGAACCGTGGAACACGCACATCCGGTATCAATACGCTAAATCTCCGCTCCGCATCAATTACATCCCAATGCGGATCACCTTGGTATCGAAGTTCATATGCAACAAGCAATTCCGTGCCCAGTGTGTAGAAGTCCTCCCACTTCGCCACTAGCTCATCATCGTTCGACGCTTCCGTGCGTACCTTCGTGCGTACCTCTCCCGCCACTCTCTGCCACGTTTCGGCAGGGTGCGGCCCGCGTTGCTTACCGGGAAGGTAGTACTCCGCTAGGCAGACATGTACCAGCGTACCAAACTCCGCCAGCTCCATGTGTTTCTCGATAATCGGCTGCAACCCAAGCACATAGCTCTGGTACCAAGCCCATTGGCACCGCTTGAATGCGGCGCGCTCACTTTGGCGTAGTAGCGGTAGCTCAGCCATTCGTAGCCTCCTGAGCAAAGTGCTCTTTGTCTGCACACGAATGGTATTGCGTACCAACATGAGTGAACCCCGTACCGCAACGGGCACAGGGTTCAATCTCTTGGTAGCAGTGAACGCAGGTCACGAGACTATCACGCCCTCTTCACAGCACCAATCGCAAACACCAATTTTCCCAATACATTCCGTCCAGTCACCAGCCGGATCAAGCACAGCTTTACGCGCCTTCTCCGGTATACACCTAACATGCGCGTGTCCGGCCGCACCAGCAAACTCATAATGCACAATATCTGTGGTACTCATAGCATCTCGCTGATCTTGATGTCGATGTAGTGCATACCGTTAGTCCTGGTCTTGACCCGTAACTGCCCTTCTAACGGCGAAACCCTCTGGAACTCAACGTGAATCACGTCCACCGGCTTCCCGCCGAATGGCCAAATCCACTTGCCATTGTCTGCCGTCCAGAGCTTGTCGAAGATAGCCTGTGCAATTTGGTGTTTCAGGGACTTCGCTTCGCGCGCTGCTCGCTTGTTCTCAAGAGCCAGCATCTTCCTGCAGTTAGGGTTGTGCTCATTAGGTCGCACAGACCAGCAGCACGGCTGCGTGCTAGGCTGTAGATTACTCATTCATTAGCTCCGTTCTTCGGTATGGTCTCACCACGATGCTTGGGCATCTCTGCCGGAGTTGGGCGGTGCTCTTCCTTCGAGTCATCAACCTGCAATGGGTTATTCGTCGCTACCCAAAAACCACCCCTGTACGGCGGACTCAAGATCAGCCCATCGTCCCTCAAGGACCCAAGGCGTGTCCACGTTGACGACATATTCAAGCCAAGATGTTCTGCTACTTGCCGAGTAGTGCGGCCGTTCTTATAGCCTGCAATGTACTCGTAAGTATCGGCCATCGGCTTGGAGTGCTTAGTTCGCTGAACGGAGTAGTACCGGCTCGTGCGCGGGTGCTGTTCGCTCTCCGGTGGGGTATGCCGCGTAGCGGGTAGCCGTGGCGCTCTAGTAGGCGTAGGAGCCGCTGCCGGCGCTACCGGGCTAGGCTGTCCCGTCTGGAGCTTTCGCACAAGCTCTACGGCTTCTGAAACGTAGCCATTCGACAGATCAACGTCGAACTCAATATTACCTTCCGGCGTGATTGTTATTTTCATGATTCCCTTGGGTTGTCGTTACTTACTCAGGGTTGCCATACCCTGGAGGTAGCCGGTGCGGGTTGCGTATCCCGCCGCGTTCCCGGCTACCACCAGAGCACCCATCCCACTAGAAACGGTGAGATTCGAGAAAGGATGGGGCCTGGGGTGGACCGCGTTTAGTGTCTGTGCCACCACTTCGACAGCTTGTTAGAACTGACCGGCGCTACGCCCAGCGGTTGCAGGTTGCTTCCGGTGTAGCTGCCGCTTCGCGTCTTGCAACGCTCCACGGCCCGTAGGCTTGCCGTCCGTAGGAGTAGTAGTCGAGTCGTCACCGTCTGCGCCGGCAGGCTGCTCAGCTTTTGCCTTCTTGGCTGCTTCGCGGTCTGCTGCTTTTTGTGCCTTCTCGGCTTCCTTGTCTAACCGCTTCTGTTCCCGCTCAGCGGCTTTGCGATCGCGCTCAGCTTCGGCATCTTCGCGCTTCTTGTCGCGCTCGGCTGCCTTCCGGTCACGCTCGGCTTCCTTCTCCTCACGTGCCTTGTCCTGCTCGGCGATTTTCTTCTCCCGCTCTGCAGCTGCTTCTTCGCGCGCCTTGTCGGCATCGGCCTGCTTCTTGATGCGCTCGGCTTCCTTCTCCTGGCGTGCCTTGTCTGCATCAACCCGCTTCTGCTCTGCCGCTTGGCGTTTGGCTTCACGGTCCTGCTTGTCGGCAACCAGCTTGTCGGCCCGTTGCGTCTTGCGCTCCGCACGCCGCTCGGGACTTCCCTGCCAAGTACCATGTAGCGCAATGGATGTCGCAACGTGCTCGACTGGTATGTCGACACCTTTGACGTCCTTTAGCCACTTTTGCAGAGACTGGTGTGCCTCTGTTACTTTGACACCCGCCGTGTCAGCTACGCTCATGTTGGTTTCCTTTCCGTAGCGTAGGTTTCGATTACCCGTTCGACCCTACTCGTTAGCCCTGGTCGCGTCTATACTTCCGTCAGGTTTCTTACCCACTTTCTTGTCAGAATTGCCACGTTATAGCGGCTCCCTCTTTACCCGCCGAGCACGCCGCATCTTGTGGACATGCGCTGGTTTACCGCCATCGACGCGCATAGTACGGCGCTTTGAATCATGGAGCATGCGCGCAAGCTCGTGCCTACGCTGTTCTGCCGCTTCCTGATTGACGATTCGATCCATAAGCATCGAAATGTCTTGCGGCTCAACGGATTTCAAAAACGGAAATTTGGACAAAAAAGGCCGCAGCCAGAGGCCCAGGATAAACCCAAGCGTAGCTGCGGCCCCAATTGCCGCGTATAGCGTTGTCATCGAAAATGCTTACCGCACAAGCAATCGGGCTGGCATGGTTTGCTGCCCTTGCTACCTTTGTGACCATATAAAGATAGACTCAAGTTAGCCTTTCGCTCGTCGGTATAGTCATATTTCAAGTGGCATGAACGACAACGCGGTTCAAAGTTGTTGACGTCCATTGCATCTGAGTCATGAATTTGAGACCATTCACGAGCAGGACGGCCGCAGTCTACGCAAGAGTATGTATTAGCGCGACCACGTGCCTTCCTGACTCGCTTATGAAGAGCGTACATGCCGGGCCTATCTTTCCACTGCGGATGATCTGGCCCATACTTGTGTTTCCCACAAGTACAACCTATTTCACATTTATTGGCCGGCAATTAAACTCCTAACAAAATCATGTCCTCTGGCCCCATCTATGATTGACTTAATGCTGACTTCCTTTTCTAGATTAGCCCTGGCTATACCTTCTTCAATAGTGCCTCTACTCAGCACATTCCAGATTACCACCTGGTGAATACGGCTTAGCCTGTGCAATCTATCTTCAACTTGTTCCTGGTCTGAGAAACTCCAGGTGTGATCGAGTAGCACCAACTCATCAGCAGCGTCCAACGTAAGCGAGACACCGCCAGCGGTAGTCGTCAGCAGTAGAACGCGAGTGTCGGACTCAGGGCAGTTCTGCCAATCGTCCTTGATCACTTCGCGCTTTTTATCTGACGTTGCGCCGGTGAACACGTGTGCCTTAATTCCCTTCTCTGCTAGACCTTCTGCGAATGCATCGATCAGCTGCGAGAATTGAGATGCGACAACTACTTTCGGTAAACCCGCCAGGTCAGGCTGGTTCACCAGATCACCGTCAATACCGCGTTCGTCCAACATCTCAACAAGCCAGTCAAACTTGTTGCTAGGCAACGTTGGGACGAATTGCTCGCCAGACATCTTGCCGTAGCTTCCGGCGAATTGCTTCAGCCGGGTCAACTCCGCCAAGATACCGTTCGTCATGAGCTGCCCGCCTTCCAAATCAACGGTGGCTTTCACCACCATCGCTTCGTAAGCCTGCGCCTGCTTCGGCTCCATATCGAGCCACACAGCCACAGGACTATTCGATGAAATATCCAACGGCCATCCGCCATAGAGCTTGGCGGGTAGGTCAGCGGCTACTTCCGGTTTAGTGCGGCGTATCATCACATCACGAGCTTCGGAGTACATGCCTTCGGCGTTGATCATCTTGCCGATGTCCCAGCCCCACCCGTTGTGGCGTACGTTAAAGTGCTTCTTCACCCAGGTCCAATAAGCCCGGTACTTGTCAGGCCGCAGCCAGTTAAGCTGCCCCCACAAGTAGCACTCTTTACCACGGAAAGGCGTGCCCGACAACGCAATTCGCAGACCGCCATCTCTGGTGGTTAACGCGCCTAAGCCAAGGCGTTGCGCGCTCTGCTTTTTGAGATTGCCGGTAGCGCCCGCGAGTGTCTGGTGCGACTCGTCCACGACAATCGCGGCCCAGTCAACATCGAACAACTCCAGAACGCCGACACCGACTGGCTTAATTACCTTGCGCCCGTTGACTTTCACGTAGTGATTGTACTCGTCCACTTCCGCACGAATGCGAATGTAGTTGGGAGAGGTAAGAATCCAGTGACGCTTCTGGAAGCTGGCAGCTTGCTTAGCTATTAGGCTTCTAGCCGCTGGCTTCGTCTTAGCGTCGATGACCTCAAACTCGTCATCCGGTAACCATCGCTTTAGCTCCTGCGGCCAGGTCAACTCCACCGCTGCCTTCGGGGCAACGACCAGAATTGGGCCTTTAACATCAGCTTCCACAATGGCGGCAATCGTCTGAATTGTCTTACCCAGGCCCGGTTGGTCAGCGATCAAGCACACTCGATTGCGTGCTGCGAACGCCGCGCCTACCGTTTGGTATGGCCGTGGCGGGTAGCCCAATTCAGGGATGCCGTTAGACATGATACTCCAGATGGCCGGCGCTTGCTCCCGAACACGAGGCAGGTCAACAAGATTCATTCCCTGAACATCGGGAATGCTTGCCTGGTGGGCCTTTTCAGCAGTAGCCCATTCGATCAACGCCTTAGTCATTCTCAGATCGGCGTCAAACTTGTTGGCTATCTTGCGCGCTCCGGTGCAGGTGTCCCAGTGGACTGGGAATTGCCACCTACCCTTCTCACGGTTCCACCGTGGCGGCCCAGGCAAGTTCGCCTTTAGAGCCGCGTTCGCGTCTGGATCGTAACGGTCAGTCATGATCCAAATGCAGTCTTCATCTAGGCCGATAGCCCACAATCGTTTAGCCACGGTGCGAAACCTCCACGCTCACAATAGAATCCAGGTACACCGCGTGATAGCCGTAGCTATCGCAGAAGCTAATCTGCCGCGGCACATCACCATTGACGACACGGAACATCTTGCCGCCAACGACTGCGGAGTACAAAGCTCCGCTTAGACGATTCACCCACGTAATACTCCGGTTAAAGAGTACTGCTTTGAGTTCTTTGTCGGTGGACTCATGGTCGAACGGTAACGTGCCCTGAGCGCTAGCGATCAATTCGCTTGCATCCTGAGCTTTGTCGATTACCCCCATTTCCTTGCGCTTGGTACGCGCAGCGTTACGGAGCCGTTCTGTGCTCGGTGCTTTAGCCGCAATGGCCGCAGCAGCCGAAACATTGTGGCAGCCAACGGTTTCACTAGCCAACGTGTAGATGGCTTCGATGAACTTGCCTGTTTCTTCCCACCAGATTTCAATGGTCTCGTTGTCCCCACGGTTCGCTACGAGATGCAGCATACCATCCTCTGTGGACCACGAACCGCCCCACCCGTGAGTTTTGATAAACTCAGCGAAGTAGGCAGCTTTACCCGCAGCGTTGCCGCCTTGGGAATGATAGCCACTGGGGTTACGAATAACCCTATCCATCATGATTTCCCTTCGGTTGTTGTGTGATTGGGTGCTAAAAGGACACCCGAGAAGCCCACCGGTGCCACCCGGTGGACAACTCGCACGTTCCTTAGCGTACTCCCTTCGGCTCGGTTAAGGCTAGACCGTTTCTACGTCTTCATCAGCTAAAACCTGATGTTCCCTAACCCACTGTGACCAAACACGGCCTGCCCCAGTCAATTTGACTTTAACCCAGCCGGGCATGGTCTTGATGATTTCGCACGGAGCAATGTAACCATCGGGATACCTTGTGCCGCTTGGAAATTCAACGTACATCACGTTGCTCGTATAGCGACGCTGCAGACACCCACACGCCTTCAACCTTTACGCGGGCCGCTACGATCAGCGGCCCAACGCAGAGAATCTTGGTGTGCGGCTTGCCTTTAGCGTTGAACAGACGGTGTTTAGCCATCAGGCATACACGACCTCTCCAAACAGGCCCAGCTGAACAACAAGATCTGCCACGTCTGCGTCGGAGTCGCCATCCTCGCCGTTCGATAGCCATTGGGTAACGGCTTGCCGGAAATATTTCCGGCTGAACGGTGCGTCTGGGTCCTCTGACTTGGTAGCTTCAATCACCTTGTCTACGAACAGGTTCATGCCGCGTTCCATGACTTTCAGGTCAACGGTCAATTCGCCTGCGCCGCAGTCGAGTGCGATTGGGTCGCCGGCAATTCGCGGCTGGTACGCTTTATCAACGCCCCAGTTGCCATCGTCATCGTTAGCAGATAGTACCGCGAAGAAGCCATTGATGTCTTCGACCGTATGCCCTTGCGGGACATCAGCCACCGGCGTATACGTCCCATCCGGCCTACGGTAATTATGTTCGGCCTCAGGACGAATCTTGCTCCAATGGTATTCCTCAGCGACAGACCAATATCCGATACCACCCTCCAGCGCAGTTGTGAACATGTACAGGAGGAACCGCTTACGGTCATCAGTCATCATTTCATTTTCCCTTTCGGTTGTTGGGTTTTCAAACGAGTGCCAAGAGGGACACCCGAGAAGCTCACCTAGCATTGCCAGGTGAGCAACTCGCACGTTCCCTTAGCTCACCACATCCACATCAGATTCACGTAGCTTCAACGGCTTTCGTGGTATGCCAATCTGTGTGTTGCCTTCGTAGTAGTCGGGAGTAACGATGACGCTTTGTTCGTCTTCAATAATCTCCGTGACTACGCCAAAGACGTGTAAGAACGGCCTGAACCGAATCTTATCTCCCACTTGGATTTCCATTTCTCACCTCCTCAGAAACCTGGAGTGCGTCTTCCACCGCAATACGATTGACCGTAGCACGGTGGAGTGTAACCGTTCGGCCCGCGAGTACCGGGCTGATTCGGAGTAGTAGAGCAGAACGGATCACCCAAAAAGCACCATCCGCTCCCAGAGCAAATCGTTCCCGGTGGCGGGTTGTTATCGCCACCGCTACACGAATACGGAGCCGTTCTATAGCCAACCATGATGTGTCCGCCGTTATTTGGTGGCGAACACCCTGGAGGTACCGGCCGCATATTAGCACAGAAGTAATCCTGATACGGAAACGGCTCTGTTGTAGACCCACTACGTGGTACCTG